ACTACCGCGAAGGGAAGACGCGCGATGTGATGGCTCGCAACCACCACCCCACCGTGAAGCCCACCGACCTCATGCGTTACCTCTGCCGCCTGGTCACGCCACCGGGCGGCGTGGTGCTCGACCCGTTTACCGGCAGCGGCTCCACCGGCAAGGCTGCGATCATGGAAGGCTTCCGGTTCATCGGCATCGAACGCGAGGCTGAATACGTCGAGATAGCCAAGGCGAGGATCGGGGCAGCCGAGGCGGGGGCCGGGCCGCTGTTCACGAAGTGCGCTACACATTGAGAGTGCTGCCCCTGCAAGGCTCCAGCGTCCAGACCCTAGCCTAGACGGCACAGGAGACCCCCAATGTCCACCAGCCGAATCACCCGTCAGCACCGAGATTCCGACATCGTCCTGGACACCGCTACCGCCCTGGCCACAACGCTGGATATGCGGGACGTGGCTGGTGCCGTTGTCTCGTTTGGCACGATGAGCACCAATGCCAGCACCCTGCACATGTTCGTAGGGTCACGGACAGACGGCACGTTCACCAGGCTGTACAAGGTGGACGGGTCTATTGCCACGCTGACGCTTGCCCCCTCGAGCACCGAAGGCCGATCCTATAGCCTGCCCGACGAGGTGTTCGGCACCGAGTTCCTGAAGATCGTCTCGGGCACTACTAACAGCACTGGCACCACTGGCGTGGTGATGTTCAAGAGCTAGGGCCATGCCCACACGAATCCCCACGCACCGACCGCAGAGACTGCGGACGGCTGGGCCAAAGCGGGATGAGTCGGCCAGGCCCAACGCCTACCAGAGGGGCTACTGTGACAAGGCCCATAGGGCATGGCGTCAGGCCGTGCTGATCCGATGCAACTGGCAATGCGTGGACTGTGGCACTGTGGCCACGGATCTGCATGCTGACCACGTCGTGCCTATAGCCCAAGGCGGGGCACGGTATGACGTGGCCAATGGGCAGGCCAGGTGCGTGCGGTGCCATGGTAGGAAGACCAGGCAGGAGCAGAACCAGGGGCGGGGGCGGGTCGGATCATAGGGGGTGGCCGGATAATAAACCCCGGTTGTGTCCTCTGCGTACGTTTGGCCGAAATTGGAAGTTGGGTTTTCGCCATGGGTAAGGGCCGCAAGCCGACGCCTAAGCCGATCCTTAGCATGCGTGGCTCTCGCGTTAGGGGGCCGCACAAGACCGGCATCGACGCGCCGGCAGGCATTCCGCCGGCCCCGGCCTGGCTGGCCGACCTTGCCCGCGAAGAGTGGGAGCGAATCGTGCCCATGCTCGAAGCCTCGAAGGTGATGAGCCCGAGGCACCAGCAGACGCTGGCGGCCTACTGCGACTCCTTCGCAGACATGGTTGAGGCCGACCGGGAACTGAAAGCCAACGGGGCCACGTTCATGGACGACAAAGGTAGGGTGAGCAATCACCCGGCGTGGAACCGCAAGCGCGACGCCCGGAATCAGATGCTGAAGTTTGCGGCCGAGTTCGGCCTGACGGCATCGGCACTGGCTCGCGTCACAGCAGTGGACAATGGCCCGAAAGAAGACGACGAAGACGCCCGTATGTTCGCCTGAGTACGCTCAGCCTGGCGTGGATGCGGTCACGTTCTTTGCCAAACACCTGCGGCACACGCAGGGCGAACTCGGCGGCAAGCCGTTCGTGCTCGAGCCGTGGCAGGCCAGCTACATCGGCAGGCTGTTTGGGGTGCTGCGGCCGGATGGCATGCGGCAATACCGCACCTCGCTCCTTGCCATTCCCCGCAAGAACGGCAAGAGCACGCTATGTGCCGGCATCGCACTCAAGCTCCTCTTCGACGGCGAGCCGGGGGCGCAGATCTTTTCCTGCGGTGCGGATCGTGAGCAGGCCCGCTTGGTCTTCGAGATGGCGAAGGCGTGTGTGGAAATGTCGCCTTCGCTGCGGTCTCGGCTGAAGGTCTACCGCAATTCCATCGTTCGTGAAGACACGCACTCGTTCTACAAGGCTCTGTCGGCCGAGGCGTTCACGAAGCACGGGCTGAACGCACACGGCGTGATCTTTGACGAGTTGCACGCCCAGCCAAACCGGGAACTGGCCGACGTGATGCAGACGAGCATGGGGGCGAGGCGTCAGCCGCTCATGGTCTACATCACGACCGCAGGCTATGACCGCCGCAGCGTGTGCTGGGAAATCTGGAAATATGCCGAGGCTGTGGCCAGCGGGGCCGTACAGGACGAATCGTTCCTTCCGGCCATATACGCCGCTGATCCCAAGGATGATTGGAAGGCGGAATCGACCTGGGCGAAGGCCAACCCGAACCTCGGCGTGTCGATCAAGCAGGACTTCCTGCGGACTGAGTGTGCCCGTGCCGTCGAAATGCCAGCCTACGAGAACACCTTCCGGCAGCTGTACCTGAACCAGTGGACCGAGCAAGACACCCGGTGGCTGCGAATGGATCACTGGGCACAGGGCAACAAGCCGTGCCCAGTGGATCTATCCGGCCGTGAATGTTTCGCCGGCCTCGACCTGGCATCGACGTTCGACACCACGGCCCTGGTGCTGCTGTTTCCTTTGGAGGACGGCACGTATTGGGTGGAGCCACACTTCTGGATACCAGAAGAGAACGCCCACCAGCGTGAGCGGCGGGACAAGGTTCCCTATCTGACCTGGGCGAAGCAGGGGCATCTACGGATGACGCAGGGGAACGTCACAGACTTCGATCAGGTGCGTGCCGACATCAACGAACTCGGCAAGAAATACCGCATCCGGCAGATCGCCATTGACCGCTGGAATGCCACGCAACTCTCGACGCAACTGCAAGGCGACGGGCTAAACGTCCTAGGCTTTGGGCAGGGCTACGGCAGCATGTCGAGCCCGTCGAAGCAGTTGGAGTCGCTTGTGGTGAGCGGCAAGCTGCTGCACGGCGGGCATCCGGTGCTGACGTGGCAGGCCGGCAACGTGGCGATTCAACGGGATTCGGCGGCCGACAACATCAAGCCGAGCAAGGCACGGAGCACGGAACGGATCGACGGCATCGTGTCGCTTGTCATGGCTATCGGCATCCATGCCACGGCGACGGCCCCAGCCCCCGAGCAATCCTGGGACATCATCACGCTATGAGCGAAAACGCCCTCGCCGACTACCGCATGGTTGACCTTCGGGGCATCGACTGGACCGAGGTATCAAGCAACCGGACGCCCTCGGGCGTGCGAGTGACGGCCGACAACAGCATGGCCTGCTCGGCCTACACGGCGTGCATCCGGGTGATCTCGGACGCCGTCTCGTCCCTGCCGCTGCACGTCTACGAGCGGCTGGCCAATGGCGGCAAGACGAAGGCCACGACGCACCCGGTGTACCGGCTCCTGCACACGCAGCCCAACCCGTGGCAGACGGCCCAGGAGTTTCGGGATTGGATGACGGGCATGTACCTGCACTATGGGGCCTCGTATGCCGAGATCCGCCCTGGTGCCCGTGGTGCCGTGTCGGAACTGTGGCCGCTGCATTCCAGCCGGATGGAAGCCGAGCGGCTCGAAGACGGCACGCTGCGGTACAAGTACCGGGAGCCAAGCGGCAAGCAGACGATCTACAGCCAGGATCAGATCTTCGCCCTGCGGTTCACGACCGAAGACGGCGTCAAGCCGATCCCCACGTACAAGATTTTCCAGAACGCCATCGGCCTGGCCCAGGCCCTCGAAGCCCACGGCAGCACGTACTTCGGCAACGGTGCCCGGCCCGGCATCGTGCTGGAGTCAGACAACCCGATCCCGGTGGAAGCTGCCGAGCGACTGCGTGAGCAGTGGGAACGGATGCACCGTGGTGCTGACCGGGCGTTTCGTACGGCGGTTCTGCCCAACGGCGTGAAGGCCCATGAACTGAGCGGCAGCAACGAGGCGGCCCAGTTCCTTGAGACCCGGCAGTATCAAGTCATCGAAATCTGCCGTGCTTTCCGTGTGCCGCCGCACATGATCCAAGACCTGACCCGCAGCACCTACTCAAACATTGAGGTACAGGGCACGGAGTTCGTGCAGCATTGCCTGCTGCCGCACCTGAAGCGGTGGGAAGCGGCGATCAGCCGCGACCTCATCGTGGATGACGAGACCTACTTTGCCGAGCACAACGTTAGCGGCCTGCTGCGTGGCGATCACGCGAGCCGGTCGGCCTATTTCGTTTCGGCTCTGACCCACGGCTGGATGACGGTGAACGAGGTAAGAGAGCTAGAGAACCTCAATCCGATTGGGCCTGACGGCGACCGCCACTTCATTCAGCTGAACATGACCACGCTGGACAAGGTTGGCGAAGAGCCGCCGGCACCGGAGCCGATGCCCGAGCCGCCCGTGGTGGTCGAAGACGAGGATTCGCCCGAGGACGACGCCGAGGACCAGGCCGAACAGGAGGACAGCACCGATGGAAATTGAACGCCGCTGCCTGACCGCAGAGGAAGCTCCCGAGTGCGAGATCGTCATTGAGACCCGTGCGAGCGGTCGAGAGGCAATCCGTGGGCTGGCGATCCCGTACAACCGGCTGAGCCTCGACCTGGGCGGCTTCCGAGAGCGAATCCTGCCGGGCTCCTTCGACAAGATTCTGAACCGCCAGCGAGGCCGTGGCGAAATCCTTTCGTACTACAACCACAACAGCGACCTGTTGCTGGGCCGTGAGTCGGCCGGCACGCTTGAGATCATCGCCGATGATCGTGGCGTCTCGTATGTGGTCGAGCCGCCGGACACGACGGCAGGCCGTGACGTTCTGGCCCTGGTGCGTTCTCGGAACCTGCGTGGAAGCTCGTTCGCCTTCACGGTGAGCCAGAAGGGCGGCGAGCGGTTCACGACTGACGAGAACGGCCGGGCCGTGCGTGAGATCGTCGAGGCGTCTGGCCTGTACGAGGTTGGCCCGGTGAACGTGCCGGCCTACGGATCAGCAACGTCTGCCGTTGTGGCCCAGCGTTCATACGCTGCATGGATTGCTGCACAGGCCACTGAGGCCGCCGCAGACCCAGAGGCCGAGCCCGAAGTGAAGAAGGCCCTGCGTTCGCTTGCCCGTGACGCCGCTGCCGCGTGGTCCCTGAGGCTCCGCAATGTCTGAAGCACGCTGCACCTGCGGCGAGAAACTGCGGACCCGTTCCAGCCGTGCATGCGGCGACGAGCGGCAGCGGTACGTGCGATGCCCCAGGTGCGGTGCCCGTGGTGTTGTGTTTGTGAAAACAACACTTTCGGAAGTGCGGTTCTGCAAGGCTCCCCATAGGTAGCGGCACAGTGGACTCCATCGGCAATACCGCCGGCGGAGAATCACAGTGGACAACCTCAAGAAGCTGCAGGACGAGGCCGTTGCCCTCGCCAACCGGATCGACGCCGTGCGTGCCGTCGAGGGCGATGATGACAAGATCGCGGAGCGCGACCTCGAGCTGGAGACGCTGAACAAGCGTGCCGGCGACCTCGCCAAGAAGATCGACTTCGAGAAGTCGGTGGCCGAGTCGGCGAAGAACCTCCGCAGCGTCGTGGATCGCTGCACCCCGGCTCCCGAAGTGACCGAGGAGCGGAGCGAGAAGGTTCGCGTGGAAGCGGTTCCGTTCTCGGGTCGGCTCCGTGCGTTTGAGAACGCCCGGGACGCCTACTCGGTCGGCATGTGGTTCAAGGCCAAGGCCGGCGATGCGGAAGCCCGCCGGTGGTGCCAGGATCACGGCGTCGAGGCCCGTGCCCAGGGTTCGACCGGCAGCACCACGGGTGCGGCCTTCGTTCCTGATGTGCTCTCCTCGACCGTCATCCGCCTGGTGGATCAGTACTCTGCCTTTGCTCAGAACGCGACGAATGTCGTGATGCCGAGCGACGTGGTGCTGTTCCCCCGCCGGACGGCCGGTGCGACGGCCTACTGGGTGGACGAGAACACCGCCATCACTCCGAGCGACCCGACCAGCAATCAGGTCACCCTGACTGCCAAGAAGGTCACGGGTGCGGTGACGATTGCTTCCGAGTTGCTTCAAGACTCGGTCGTGAGCATCGCCGACTGGATCGCTGCTGAACTGGCCCTGTCGCTCTCCAACGCCGTCGAATCGGCTGCGTGGAGCGGCAACCCGAGCAACGCCCCTGCGGTTGCCGGTCTCGTCACGACCTACACGGGCGGCCTGCTCGCCTCGTCCGCTGCCACCTACGCCGCCTCGCTTGTGACGGCTGCCGGTGACACGCCCGACGAGGTGACGAAGGCCAACCTGCTGGCGATGATGGCTGCGGTTCCGCAGCACAGCCGGCAG